ATAGAAGTTTCGCTATTGTCTAAGTCTTCATTTAAACGACCAATAACTGATTCGTTTAATGTTTGATAACGAACTGCAGTATTACCTGTTCTCATGTAGGCTTCATCGTTAAGGTTATTTTGTTTCATACGATGAACAAGAATCATATTCCCATCTGGACCACGACACATAAAGTCAATAAATCCAGCACCATACCAAGAGAATGAAATTCCCAGCATTTGCATTTTATTCAGGTTCATATTGTAACCTGAAATACCAGTACCATCTACAGTATCGATATTAAATTCAGATTGAGGAACACGATAGTCAATCACTGCAGCCATTTTAATACCTGATGAATTGTTAACACCACGATATTCTGGATTGATTGTCAGAGTAGTGTCACTTGCAATACTACCAACACGATAAGTCATACCACGAATTACAATCGAGTCACCCACTTTTAATTGTTGAGTGAAACGAGTAGAAGTTCCAGTAACAGATTGCGATCCTGCTGTTACTGCAATAAATCCTGATAACTGATATGTGGCAGATCGTTTAACTACTGCTAACTCTTGTCCATCAAATTCCCAGAACAATCCGTTTTGATCATCAAATGGACCAACACGAACTGTTGCTCCATGCCAGTTCTTTACTGTAACACGAGGAATATTTGTAATAACTGCAGACGCAGAACCTAAAGATTCTGCAGCGATAACTGTAAATGTATTCTCACCAGTAATAGTATTAACACCATAAGTTCCGTTATATCCTGATGTTACGACACCTGAGATGATAACAGTCGCACCAACTTGCAAAGAGTGATCCAATTCAGTGGTAACTGTAATTAAAGAACCAACTGTAGTTGCACTGGCAGAAATTTGGTCTAAGTTAATAACAGGATTTAGTGATACACCTGATGTCCAAAGAACACCCTTACCTGATTGATAACGCATATACTTTTTAGTTTGACGAGAAACTGAAGCACCATGAGATGGAACAAAGTTTGATAGTGTAACACCACCATCGAATGGGCGATGCAGAACATAAGCATCAGAACGAGTATACATTGATGTAACAATACTACTGGTAGAAACTGCGCCACCAACACGAGCAGTAAATGTAAATGTTGTTGCCGATGGAACTGTTTCTGCGAAAAAGTTACCAGTTAATAATCCGTGATTTGTACCAACAGAAGTTGCAATACCAACAAGTGGAGCACCTGGAACTAGACCATGGTTTGCAGAACAAGTCACTGTGATAACTGATGGATTTGCACCATCAGATGCTACAGAAGAAATCGGCAAAGAAGACCCAGCATAGAAACCACCACGACGAGCATAAGTGATACCAGTAAACAACGATAGTGCATTAGTACCAACAATACCTTTTGCAAAATATGTAAAACTGGTAGAATCAGGAACTGAATTAATAACAAACGCACCTTCAGCACGAGCTGAAGTGCTAGTATTACCTAAACCATAAACAATAACAGCATCGTTGACGGATAATCCATGAGCAACAGAAGTTGTTACTGTAATTAAAGATGGAGATGCACCATTAGTTGTTACATTAGATAAGAAAATGTCCAGTCCAGGTTTTTCATAGATTCCTGGAACACCACGAATGTCAGCATAGTTCTGCCACTTGGTTGTCTGTAAACCATATTCAAAGTCAGCATCAATTAAAGACTGAGGATTTGCTACACGAATTCTTTCAACAGCATCAACACCAAACGCATATGGACGAATAATATTACCAACTTGTTTTGGTGCGTCTGTGTAAACTGCTATCTTATGAGTAGATAGCATTTCAGAAGTATCTTTAGATAGCGTTACTGTTGTAACACCATCTTGTTCTGAGAAGAATGTAGAATTATCGGCTGCATCATATACTAAAGAACCAGAACGAGTAGGGTCACCCAGTGCGTATATATTCTCTTGAGTAGTTTTATTGGTAATAATTAACAGTTGAGTTTCATCAACTTTACCTGGAAATTTTACCGTGCCAGCATTTGCAGCACCTGGAGTAAATATATATTTTTCAACAAGTTGGCGAGCCATTTATAATCCTTTAGAATCCAAAAATAATTGAGTAGGCAATATAGTCTGCCTTCACGGACTGATCTAGATTGTTTAGAGAAACAATACCATCTACAACAAGAGTTCCAAGATTGTAGATAAAAGAAGCAACATCTGTAACAACACCAAGATCTTCAGTAATAGTTACAACGAGATCAGTTACTAATCCTAAATCAGATTCAGCGTTCGCTGCAAAAACTGCAGAAGCAACAGCTGCGTCTGCATCAGCATTTATCCATACTGAACCATTAAACTTAAGAACTTGATCTGATGTTGCTGAGTTAATTACAACATCTGACAAGCTATCTAATGTTGAAACACTTTGAGTTGTCCACTGAACACCAGTTCCAGTAGAAACAAGCACTTGTCCATTAGTACCTGCACCACCACCAGCAGTTAAAGTGCCAGTAAGTGTAAGATTATTTGCAGTTGCACTATTGACAGTTGGACTGGTAAGAGTTTTGTTTGTTAGGGTTTGTGTGCCAGTAAGAGTGGCAACAGACATAATGGAAGCAGTTCCACTGTCTTTTTTGAAGAATAGGTTACCATCGTATGTGTTAATTGCCAACTCACCAAGCGCAAGATCGCTTGTAGTTGGATTTCTGCCTGTGACGGCACTTCGTTTGAGAACGACTGTATTAGCCATAATAACCTATTCTATGTAGAATTAAAACAACCAGTATATACTGGGGTGGGAATTACACCCACCATGTATTTAGATCAATTAATAAGTGCCACCATCGATGTTAAATCCATCGAGAGTAGATGTACCAGCACCAGCACCATAAATGCTACCACTAACACCAACACCTCCAGTTACAACTACTGTACCACTTGTAGAGTTTGTAGAAGCAGTACCAGCAGTGAATGTTGTAGCACCACTTGCACTTAGAGTCGTAAACGCACCAGTATTTGCAGTAGAAGCACCGATTGGAGTATTGTTAATACTACCAGTAGTAATTACTGCACCAGTGATTGTTTTATTAGTTAGTGTATCAGTAGTGGCACGACCAACTAAAGTATCAGTAGAAGTTGGTAGTGTTAATGTACCACTGTTAACAATAGTGGCAATAACTGGAGAAGTTAAAGTTTTGTTAGTAAATGTTTCAGTACCAGCTAAAGTAGCAAGAGTACCAGTTACTGGTAATGTTAATGTAGTATTTGCAGTTGTAGTTAGCGCAGTACTATGTGCACCAGAGGTAGTAAAGTTACCACCAAGTGTAATTGTCTTACCAGTGTTAGCAACACCAGTACCACCATATTCACCAGCAATTACGCTACCTTGCCAAGTACCAGTACCAATAGTTCCAAGAGTAGTGATGGTTGCTTGACCAACATAACTTGAAGAGATGTCAATTGCATCGGCAGAGATAGAGATACGGTTGTTAGTACCAACTGCATTTAAAGTATTACCAGTCTTTGTTAAACCATCACCAGCAATAACAGAACCAGCACCAGAGAATTGAACAAAAGTGATTGCAGTAGTACCAACAGTAATAGCACCAACATTGGTACATACATAACCATTGTTTGCACCAACAGTACCTTCTTCAACGAAAGTAAATGCACCTGGAGTAATTTCACTGGCTTCATCAGCATCAACTGTACGAGTTAATACCCAGTTTGTAGAAGCAGTACCAACAGTGGTAACTTTATAGAAACCATTCTGTAGACCAGTTGTTTGATCTTTAACGAGAACACGCTCGCCAACAACCAGAACTCTACTATCAATAGTAATTGCAGCTTGAGTGCCAGAGTTAGTAAGAGTTGCACCAACACCAGAAGTTCCGTTGGAATATGTTGCAGTTAGATTACCAGTTGTAGTAACGATAACTGAATCTTTAACATCAAGACCAGTTTTAACAGCATCAACATAGTTCTTAGTAGCTGCATCGCTAGACTGAGTAGGTTCAGCAACAGAAGTGATACGCTTGTTGGCAACATCAACAGTACCTGTACCAGTTGGAACTAGATTAACACTGTTGTTACCAGATGCAGCACTAACAGTCATATTACCAGAAGTGGCAGTAATGCTAGTGGCAGTTGCAGCACCAAGAACTGGAGTGACTAGAGTAGGAGTGTTTGAGAATACCAGAACACCAGTACCTGTCTCGTCAGAGATTACACCAGCAAGTTCAGCAGAAGTAGTGGCAGCAAATACACTTAGTTTGTTTGCTACATAAGCAACAGTACCACCAGCACCGAAAGCAACTGAAGAAGTATCAGTACCAGTTAATGTTAAAGTGTTGTTTACAGTAAGAGCCTTACCGTCAGCAATAGTTAAAGTAGAACCAGTTGCTGGTTCTGTGATTGTTACTTTGTTAATACTAGTTGCAGAAGCAACGCCAAGAGTTGGAGTTATTAGAGTTGGGCTAGTAGCAAAAACTAGAACACCAGAACCTGTCTCATCAGAAACCGCAGTTGCCAACTGAGCAGATGTCATAGTTACGGTATTAGAACCGAAACTAATTGTCTTATTAGTTAGCGTATCAGTTGTATTCTTACCAACTAAAGTATCAGTAGCAGCTGGTAGAGAGA